GCTAACTCAAAGACCTACATCAAGGAACTCGGCATGAAGTTGAATCAGCCGACCAATGGACTCAAGAACGGCACCCCCGAAGTAAAGGTAAAGGTCGGTCGTTCCAAGTATTACGCTAACGATGAAGACGCCTACAAGTCTGGCCTCTTTATTGCGGCTACGATGGGGCACCAACCGTCGTTCCAAAAGCTCTCCGAGCGTTACGGTGTGAAGACCCTCACGTCGACGCACGACGCAAGCGCAGGTGTTCTTGTGCCGGAAGAGATGGAATCGGCTATCATCTCCCTCCGTGACGAACGCGGCGTAGCACGTCAGCTTGCCAACGTCGTTAGCATGGGCAGCGAGTCCCGTAAGATTCTGAAGGAAGTATCGGGCAACTCGGCATACTTCATCACCGAAGGCAGCGAAATCACCGACAGCGATATCTCCTATCGCACGTTGACACTCTCGGCTAAGCTGCTTGCCGTTCGCACGAAGTACCGTCAGACGTTGGAAGACGACGCTATTGTCAGCATTGCTGATGAGATCACAAACTGGGCAGCTTACAAGATTGCCGAAAAGGAAGACCAATGTTACCTTATCGGTGACGGCTCTTCGACCTATGGCGGTATGCTCGGCGTGTCGAAGATTTGGGAATACCAAACGGGCGTCAACGGTGGCACGTGGGCTACGGATGCCGACAAGGACAACAACGCAGGCATCCAACTTGCCACGGGTACGACGTGGGCATCCATCACGGATGACGACATTTCGCAATTGCTCGGCAAGGTTGCCAGCTATCCGGGCTTCAACGGCGTCTTTGTTTGCTCGAATCAGTTCTACTATGAAGTGATGCACCGCCTTGCTATCAATGCAGGTGGCACAACGGCAACCGAGATTATCAACGGCGTTGCCCGTCCTGTGTTCTACGGCATCCCTGTTATCTTCTCGAACGTCATGCCACAATCGGGGGCCATCTCACAAGTGCCGTTGATCTACGGTGACTTCTCGCAAGGCACATACCTCGGCGACCGCAAGGGCATCACGATTGAGACAGACAAGAACATTGGCACCCAAGTCAACGACGTTGTTATCACGTCGCGTTTCGATGTCAACGTCCATGACTATGGTAACTACAATGCTACCGCAGCATCACAGACACGCGGCGCACTGGCTGGCCTTGCTATTCAAGCTGACTAATTATCAACAAGGAACGAACAAATGAATTGGACACAACACGTAAAGTACGTCAACATCACGCCTCCGGCTGCGGTCGTTGACAATGCTTCGTACACGACTACCGTTGTCGATACGGCAGGATACGACCATCTTACGGTTCTCGTATCGCTGGGTGCTACCGACATTGCCATGACGGCTTTGAAGGTGCAAGAGTCGGACGACTCAGGCATGAGCGGTGCAGCGGATATTACGGGAACCATCTTTGGCACTTCGACGAATGACGCCGGATCGACGTCGGCACTTCCAACGGCTAACGATGACGATGACATCTTTGCTATCGAGATTCCGTTGCAAGGACGCAAGCGCTACATTGACGTTGTGGCTACGGCTGGCAACGGCGCTGTTGGCACGTATGCATCTATTATCGGCATCCTCGGCAAAGCATCGACAGGTCCGGCAACGGCTGTCGAATCTGGACTCAATCAACGACTCATCGCCTAATCGGGTGGAGTTTGTAAGGGGGCTACGGCTCCCTTGCAAAACCTACCTAACAAGGGAACTACTTATGTCTTATCTCTCTCAATTCAACCCACGCGGCAACCATAGCGTGTACAATACGCTATCGGCTGCGGTCTCATTCAGCAAGCCCGAAGGGGCTACGCACTTCGCATTTCAGCCGTTGACACAGGCGGTGTATTACACCTTAGACGGCACAACGCCGACTGCATCCAATGGTGCATTCTACGTGGCGGCAGGTGATAGCGAGATTGTGCCTTGCGGCAAAGATGTGACGACCATCAAGATTATAGAAGCGACGGCAAGCGCGAAGGTCAATTACATCTGGCTCGCTAGCAAGGAGATTTGACATGGCTATCTTCAACAAGACGGGCAGCGGCGGTTCTACCGTTTCCGACCCGTCCGTAACTACGACCATTACGGCGTCGCCTGTGGGGTTTACCCCTAGCGGCTACCAATGGAAAAAGAACGGCGGCAACCTTAGCGGTGAGACCAACGCAGCCCTCGTACTGACGACACTATCGAGCAACATCGACGGCGAATCATACACGGTCGAAGTCTCCTACACACCTACGGGCGGTGTGGTCACGACGCGGTATTACGTGTCTTCCGACACGTGGACCAAGCCAGCGGGTTTGGTAGAGTTATTCGTCGGTGCCGTTGGTGCTGGAGGTGGCGGCGGCAGTGGACGCAGGGGCGCGGCTGGTGGCACTAGAACAGGGGGCGCGGGCGGCGGTGGCGGTGCGGTTGTATTCCGTCGCCTCGCGGCTGCGGATGTGACAACGACCGTATCCGTTGGCATTGGTTCAGGCGGAGGCGGAGCCGCGGCTATAGCAGTAAATGATACTAACGGTGGAGTCGGCGGAACTGGCGGCGATAGTTCGTTTGGCTCTTATGTTGTGGCTAAGGGCGGCGTTGGTGGTAACGGGGGGAGCACAAGCGCGCCAGCTGGCGGCGTCGGCGGATCAGCTATCACAGGTAGTACCCCACAATATGGGCCGTATGCCTTGCAGGGCAGTCCGGGCGGCAGTGGTACTGCTAGTGCTGGAACCGCGGCCGCGGCTGGCCTAGACCCGTCACAATTTTACGGGGCTGGCTGCCCGGGAGGCGGAGGCGCGGGCGGCATGACATCATCAAATGCAGACGCTAACGGTGGTACTGGCGGTGGCGTTCGCGACAATGGCGCATTGATTGCGGGTGGATCGGCAGGAGTGGCGAACACATCGCGTAATGGCACTGCAGGTACAGATAACGCGGCAAATAATTTTATGTATTTGACAAGTTCGGCATTGACATACGGCATCGGCACGGGCGGCGGTGGGGGTGCTGCGGAAGCCGATGGCGTAACGGCAGCAGGCACTGGAGGCCGTGGCGGTTCTTACGGCGCGGGTGGCGGTGGCGGCGGTGCATCCGCCAACGGTGCCAACTCAGGCGCAGGTGGCGATGGCGCGGGCGGTCTTGTAATTGTTATCGAGGTGACCTAATGGTAAACAGATACGCACTAATCAAAGACGGCGTTGTCGTCAACGTCGTAGCATGGGACGGAACCGACCGCTGGACACCGCCCGAAGATGTGGAACTTGTGCTGTTAGATGACGGCTGGGGATTCGGCGTTGGTGACCTCTACATCGACGGCGCGTTTTACCGACCTATACCGCCTGACCCCGAAGTTGACGCGGAAGGGTACATCGTACAGAACGGCGTAAGGCTCACGGACGCCAACGGACAATGGATCACAAGCGAGGCATACTATGCGTAGGCAATTCGTAGAATGTGACGACAACGGCGTCGTTATTGACTGTATGTCGTCAGAAACGAAGAATAACAAAGGCAACGGGTCTAAAGAACCCCAGACGCCTATCAAAACTAAAAAGCCATCCCACAAGGTCAGACCTTGCAATGCCGCCAACAAAGGCGACAAGTGGAGTGATGCACATGGGCTATTCTTACGACCTCTCACCAAACAATAACATGAGCAACGGATTGGACACAACGGGCGCGGTCACAACGGTAGTGAGCATAGGGAGCGCAGTAGTGGGAGAGGTGTCACCTCACCCCTTGCAACTGTGGGCATGGGGCATTGCCATTGCTTCGGGCGCGGTCGCTATTATTCTCGGCTGCGTTCGCATTTGGGTATCACTCAAAAAGATGAGCGATGAATAACGCCGAATACGAGAACCTCATCAGCAAAGCGGGTACGCTGCCGTTTGAAGTGCAGCGACCGAACAAAGACGCGGAGCTTGCGAGCTACCGCAAAGCCGAGCTATTACCAGAGGCACCGATCAAACTGTCCACATGGGAGCAGATAACCCTCAAAGTGGACGCAACTTTGCAAGCGATGAAGTTTACGGCGGCAATGACGCCGCATATTATTTCCATCATTTGGAGCTACCTCATGGGTAACCCTCAAAAACTGGCAGCAACAGCCGTTGCTTTTATTCTGGCATTGCTTGCCCACTTTGGCATTGTCGTTCCCGAGCAACTTGCTGGCGTCCTAAACGTCATCGTGTCGTTCCTTGTTGGCTGGCTTTTCTTCAATAAGCCGGGTCAGAATACACAAGCAAATCAGGAATCAAACTAATGAAAGCCGTAGATGACGACGGCGGTAAGCTTGTCGGCAAAGCTGACAGCTTCAACGATGAACCCTCTTGGCTCACGGTAGCCAAGGGGGAACTGGGCGTCAAAGAAGCTCCCGGCAAAGCCATCGAACAGCGTGTAGTCGGATACCACCTTAGTACAACGCTAGGGGCTACCGATGACGCGGTGCCGTGGTGCGCTTCGTTCGTGTGTTGGTGCTTGGAGCAAGCAGGCTACAAATCCACGAAGTCGGCACGTGCCATCTCATACGGTGGCTTTGGCAAGAAGCTAGAAGAGCCGAAGCCCGGAGCGATCATTGTAACGAAGCGGAAGGGCGGTCACCATGTCGGCTTCTTTGTTGGCAAAACGCAGTTCGGAGTCAAGTTGCTAGGTGGCAACCAATCCGACATGGTTTGTGTCAAAGAGTTCCCCGATTCTATGGTGATTGCCGTGCGCTACCCTGACCCGTTGAAAGATGGAGACAAGTAATGGCACTCATTAGCCGTACCGTGTTCAAATCGGACTGGATCAACATGGGGACTACGACAACGTATGACGCCATGATTGATAGGTTTATTGATTCCGTAGAAGCCGAGATTGCGGGTATCTGCGGTCAGCCGTTGGATATTACGACGGTACTCCGTGAGTTCGAAGGTGACGGCAACGCGTGGGTAAAGCTACCCTATACCGTACCTGTTACGCTAACGGCGTTGTCCACACGTGACAACCCCACCGACTCTTGGACTTCGGTATCGGGTGGCGTCGTCTTCACACCTAACGGAATTCCAAAGGTGTACCTAGAGAATCGGTTTACAGGTGCGTACTATTCTGCCACCCTGCAAGTCGGTTACACGGTAGCCCCTGAAGATGTGCAGACGTGTGCCTATGAGCTTGCCAAAGAACTATGGTATGAGACGCCGCTAGCAGCACAAGCCGAGCGATTCGGCGTGTCCAGCATCACCGAAGCCGAGGCAGGCGTAAGCATCGCTAAGGCCATCGTTCGTGCTCGCACGTGGGTATCTGAACGTCTACAACCATACAGGGCTTACGGTGTCTAATCCGATTCTCAAAGCGATCGAACGGTTAGAAAAGTCGGTGCTTGCCATCGTCAAAAGGCGCATGGTGCAAGAGGCGCCGCAAGTTCTTATTGCGTTCTACAATGAGTTCTTGCAACCGACAACGAAGCCAGACCGCAAAGCCAAGTCAGGACGCCGATACTTTAGCCGACCGAATAGCAGTAACAAGCTACGGACGCAATACGGGAACATCCAACGTGCTTTGCAGCCGGGAGAAACGGGCAACATTACAGACGTTGCAGTTACCAACGGCGTTGTTACCGTTATATCTGGCATCAACGAAGATGAAACCGTGCAAGCAGGGCCAGACAGTGTATCGTTACAATATGCACGGTTCCACGAAGAGGGCACCAAGAACTTCAAAGCGCGGCCGTTCTTGAACCCCGGCTTTGAGTTGTTCATCAAAGAAGGTTTGCCTGATATCATAGCCCAGATTGAGGATGACTTAGTAGAGGAATTCAATGGCGGCTAATAGGTCAGCGTACATCTTGGATCAGGTGCGGACGGTGCTTGCTACCGACGCAACGATCAACGTCGTCAAAGTCTGGAAAGCAGACTTTCGCGATGGCATTGTGGCGTATCCGTTCATCTTGAACCAAGCATATACAAGTGTTTGGGAGAACGGCTATAACACGGGCGAAGGCATTGCACAGGTCAACATCCTATTCCACGATAAGACACAAGCCGACCCGTCAGGGGCTGGCATCAACACGGATGCCTACGGCGAGATAGTCGCCAAAGTAGAAAAGCTATTTGCCGACTGCGTTGTCCCACGTTACGAAGCCCACACTGGGAACGTGTTTGCAACGACCATCCATGATATGCGAATCACGTCATGGGATGGACAATTTGACATCGGCGATACAAAGGTCAACATCGGATGTTTGTTAGAAGTACAGTTTACCCACCAACGGCTATAGGAGCAATATGCCGGAGATCATCCCACCGACTACCACAAGTACACAGGTCGAGAAATTCCCTGTGTCGTTCTGTCTCATTACGTGTGATGCGGATGCTAAGCATCTAAACCCGATGTTATCCACGTTACCGCGTGGCTCCGAGGTGTGCATTCTGCATAACGCACAAGGTGAGGTAGAGTCCTTGTCAGAAGTGGAGGTCACGCAACATGGCACCATTACCGTTATGCTCCGACGGTGGGTCTATGTGGGTGACTTCCATTTCGGACAAGCGCGGAACTTGTGCGATGAGATGGCAACGAATGATTGGTGTATGTGGATCGATACCGACGACAGACTCAATGCCTGCCAGCATGAGGTCATTCGTCAGTTTGCGATCAAGTGCCCCGCTGGCTACGGCGGTGCATGGGCCGGAGTGGCCTCATATGAAAACTCATTCGACGGCATCAGTAAAGGAAAGGTGACGGGTGCGTATCAACTGCGGTTCTACCGCAAGTCTACGGGCGCACGGTGGGAAGGTAGGGTACACGAACAAATACACCCTGCTATACAGCATCTTGGTTTCAATACTAGCGAAACGTCTGTTATGGTGCTTCACATGGGTTACGTTGGAACGCCAGAACAGAAGATTGCCAAGTTAGAACGCAACTTGCGGCTACTCACTAAGCAGGTCGTAGAAGGTGCAAGCACTCCGCACCTACAATCATTCTTTGAAGAGGCGTTACGCGATACCGCTGCGCAGCTTCAAATAGTCAACAATTTACGAGGTAACTAATGGCTCGCATTATTCACGGCGGGCGTTCTATCTGGTTCTACACAGCAACCAATGGGACGACCCCTACCGTAGGTTCTACGCCTGTGGCTACGTTCACCGATCAGATTTCTACTGACGTGAGCAAAGACGACTCCGGCGTTGCAACCATCACCATCGAACAGGTGCAAGACGACTCCACGTTTTACGCCTTCATCCGCACCTATGCACCGCAGAGCGAAGGCGGCGGCATCGAAGATTTGTTGTTTGAAGACGGCTCTCAAGAACTTGGCAATGCATCAGGCACGAAGCTTGTGGCCGTTGTCAAGGGCGGAGTCGAAGTCAACGGCACGGCTCGCAAGGGCTTCGCCTGCATGGGTGCTTTGTCTAAGGCTTCGGGTTCATGGTCACAAGCTGGTAACACATACTCACGTCCTACCCTTGTGTTCACGTCTGTTGCTTTGCAGGGCGACCTCGCACTCGGCACGGCTCTCGTATCGGGTGCCATGACGACGGCAGCCACACAGACGCTCGATAGCGACCTTGACAAATACGGCAAGGTGTTCTTCGGGTGATCGTTGGCGCCATCATAGCAGGCATAGCCCCGGCAGTTGCGTCACGTATGCAGCACGGATGCACGGTTACGCCTGATGGCTACTACTACGCGGCTATGGGGCGCGGTACAAACGTGCCCCGCCCCTACCGTATGCGCGTCGTCGCCAAGTGGATACCACCAACAACGGAGGCGTGGACGTTGGTATCTACCGCGTCGTTGGTCTTTAGCGTCGCTGCCGTGTATTTGCTGACCGTGCATCACACGAACGACCCCATGAAAGGGTTTTATGCTTCGGCGTTGTTTGGTGCTTTGCCGTACACGCGTCGGTTGCTTATGTGGCCTGTCCTCACGGATGCAATGGCGATTGCGGGCATTGGCCTTGTCGGCATCGTGGCCTTGTATTCGCCTATCCTTGCCGTTGCCATTTGCGCGGCCTTAGTTGTTGTCCACGAACGAAGCGTCGTACACGCTGCGTTGCTTCATTGGTGGATCACGGATACGTATTGGGCGGCCTTATCTATCGGAGTCCTTGCATTAGTTGTTACAACGTATCGACTCAATGCAAAGGATGACGAATTCAAAGGTCATCCCGAATGGTTGCAACACCCCATGCGCTCGGCATTGGCGCACCATCGCAAGGTATGGGCTAACGCGTCGGTATGGTTGCTGCCGTGGGGTGCATCGCTCGCATGGCTGGCAGCCCCTACGCTGTCGTTAGCGTTCTTGTTTGTTGCCTCTTACGTGCCGTTAGTCGTCAGTATGGACAGGGTTCGTACCTACATGGCGAATCCCTATCCGTTCTTGATCGCTTCGGCAGCGGTTACACCTATTGAATTTTGGACACCTCTTTACATTCTTACATTCTCAATTACAGACGGAGCAGTCTAATGGAGCTAACAATCAACGGCCAAAAGGTCACACTTACCCACAAGCCTATCACGTTACGTAATGCCGAGTCGCTAACCAAATGGGCAGACCGCCTGAAGCAACACGTCCAAACAACAAGTACACAGGATCAACAAGAGTTTTTTGTTGAACTAATGAATAAGCATCCTGACCTGCTTGATGTTATGACATTGGACGGTGGCATCAACCCCAAAGCAATAAAGCGGTACGTGGAGAGAACGCGAGAATCTTTGGAAAGACACAACGCTAACTTGCCGGAGGGTGAAGATGCCGTTGTAATTGACGATGAGCGATTGCACAATGAGGCGGTAGAGTACGTAAAAAAGACTGTACAAGATATGATGAAAGACTCCCCGGCGATTGCAAGAATCGTGCAATTCACAATGCCGAGATATGGGTGTGACCTTGCATCTTTGAAGCTCGGTATCGATTGTATTATCGACACATACGACACGACAAAGCACGATGAGGCTACGAATAATGCTATCGTGCAAATTGAAGCAGAACATTGGCAAGATGTGACGGCTTCGGAGGTGGCTGACTACGTAAACAACTTTCTGCAAGCGGTGTCTTGATGAGATGTTCAATGTATGGCTCATTTCCCTTTGGCCTATTGCGGACGTTGTGCCGAGAGACAAGTACGGGCATGAGCCGACACATCAGAACTATCAGTACGAAGACGGCGACGATTACAGCGACTTCTTACCACCTGACAAGCGAACGGACGCACAAGCAATGAAGATGGCGACGGCATGGAACATGACAACTGACGACGTTCTTGATATGCGCTGGTCGCTGTTCAATGAACGTCTTATGCTGCATAAAGCCGTTACGCTACGCAAGCCGATCTATACCCCTGACGATTACATTATGGAGCGCACCTCACGTAACTACAAAGCAAGGAAGCGCAGGTAATGGCAAAGTTTGTAAATGAATTTGGACTTGATGTATCGCCATTCCTGAAGGGCATCGCAAAAGCCAAGGACAAAGCGGACGATCTGGAAAAGCTAGACCCGTCTATTACTGTAGACGTGGATTCGAGCGAAGTCGACAAGGCTAAAACAGAGATAAATCAGCTTGACGGGAAAGTTGTAAACGTCAAGGTAGATGCTGATACCAAAGGCGCAGAGAAGGGGCTTGGTGCTTTCGGAGCTATCGCGGGCGGCCTTGTCGGTGGTGCTGCCATTCAAGGTATTTCGGCGCTGACGGGCAAAATTACTGAAGGTGCTTTGGCAGGCGACGATCTTGCGGACTCGTTGGAAGTTGCTTTTAGCCAAGCGGGCATAGCGGACGTAGAAGGCGCTATCAAGCGCACGACTGAGGCCAACCTAGAGTTGGCTAACTCGCTTGGTCAAGATGTGGCGCGCGTAGATGAGCTATCCATCGCTGCGGCCGGATTAGCTGGGGTTGCGGGCCAAGTAAATAAGGACATGACCAAGGCCGCGATAGGCATTGAACAGCTTTCGGGCGGTGCTGTCAAAGGCGAAGCCGTTATCAAAGCTTTATCGCGTGGCCTCGCTGATCCCGAAGGCGCGGCGGCCATAGAAAGCCTAGCAAAGAAATACCCACAACTTGCGGAAACATTGCGGGGGACAGGTGACGCAGCTTCAAAGCTGGCCGCGATCAACAAAGAGCTAGGGCCGACATTTGAAACGCTGGAAAGTCAAGCAAGCGGGCCGGATGCTGTCCTGCAGAAGCTACAGAATACGTTAGCACGGGCGTTTCAAGGTGCTGGAGATGCGCTGTTCAAGGCGTTGGCTCCTGTTGCTGATACGTTGAATGAAGTTCTTACGCCGTTACTGGAGTCGTTAGGCCCGGCTATTGGTGGCATTGTTGCATCGCTTGCCCCATTGCTACAATCATTGGCACAACAACTGGCACCCGTACTGACTACACTCGGAAGCAATTTAGCACCCATCATTGCAAGTCTTGTCAAGGGGCTTGTGCCGTTGGTAGAGGGTGTACTGCCCGTGTTCGTGTCATTGCTTGAAGGCGTCGGCCCTGTAGTTGCAACCATAGCCGAGGTAGTTGGAACATTTGTTGCTGAGCTTGCCAAGGGCTTACAACCTGCATTCAAGGCCATTGCCGACGTATTGCCCAAAGTGTTGGACGGCCTACAGCCGTTGCTAAAAACATTGGGGGGCAACTTAGGCTCTTTAGTGGGAAAACTTGCCGAGGCTATCGGCAATCTACTAGCCGCCATCTTGCCATTGGTGCCCGTTCTTGTCGATGCTTTGGTGCCAATATTACAGTTATTGATAGAGGTTGGCATTACCCCATTACGGGCCGGGATTACACTTCTAACGGGCGCAATAGATCTGATCGCTAAAGCCGTGAATGGCGTTGTCGGTTTCTTCAAAAGCTTGTTTGCTACGATTGTAGATGGTGCTAAGAACGTCCCGATTCTCGGAGACGCTTTAGCGTTTTTGCCGAAGATTATCGAATCGGTAAAACAGGCATTCAACTCCTTAGTTCAATCGCTACCTGACTTTGTAAAAGAGATACTCGGCATCCAGACAGCATCGGAAGATGTGAACAAGGCCGTCGAAGGTACTAGCGAGGCTATAGCTGACCAAACGTCAACGGTACAGGCTAACACGAAAGCCGTAGCGACGAATACGAAAACTAAAACGGCCGGAACAAAGGCGGCTGAAACTGCCTTGCAGAAGGCGACCAAAGAATATCAAAAGCAAAACGCCGCTTTACAGCAACAAGCCAAAATTGAAAAAGACCGTATCGAGGTCTTGCGTTTACAGGGCGTTCTTACTGATGAGATCGCCAAGTCTAAAATTAAGACCATCGACGCTCAAGTATCAGCTAAGCAGCTAGCACTCGCTAAGAAGATATTTGATGCTGAAGTTGACGACCTCGGCTTTTTCATAAGCACAAAAATAAAGCCATCTAAAGATGAATCACTAGATGAACTTGACAACCTATTTGCGGACTTGGCAAAGAAAAACTATGTTGTCCCGTTTACGGTCAAAGCTGACGCAACAGACGCTAAGCTATTAGCTGGTGAAATCGAGGGTTTTTTAGACGACCTGCAGCCGCCGAGCCTAATTGACGAAGATGCTTTGTTGGCATCGGCAGAAAAGGTTACAGACGGCATCAATGCAGAGTTCGGATCTATCGCATTCAACAAGCAATTAGAAGATGAGTTGGCAAACTTAGACATATCGTCTATTGTCTCCGACATCTTTAGCAAGGGCGGCGCGGCGCAAGAG